ACACTAATCTTAGTTTCGTGTTAATCGGGTATGGAACAGACCTTAGAGCCTGTGTATGCTTAGTTCGTTGGAACTATCGAGCAGGAATCTTGCCATTTTAATGGCGAGTAGTTCAAAGAGGAATAGGACGTTGTTCGTTGGAACTACCGAGCAGGAATCTTGCCATTTTAATGGCGAGTAGTTCAAAGAAGGAATAGGAGCATAGTTCCTATTCCTTTTTACATTATGGAGGTGATGTAGTGTATAAAGTTACTATACAAAATATTAATCAAATATATTTCTCTTTACAAAACCATAAGGGAAAAAGAATCTCTTTAGTACAATACGAAGTTCAAACATATAAAGGTCTTACATTACAAGAAGCTAACTCCTATAAAAAATATATACCTTTAGGATTATCAGTTATCATACAAGAAGATAAATCGTTCATAAAAGCGAGTTATGAAGTTATAAATACTGATGAGCCTATTGAGAACACGTCAGAAATCGTTGAAAATAAAAATAGCTTTAGTTATTCGGTAGATGATTTACAAGCTCTCAAAAAAGAAGAGTTAAAAGAGTTATGTCTAAAAGTAGATATTGATGTTCGCCGAAAAACGAAATTAGAATTAATAGATAAGTTGGTTGAATACTATGGATTATAGAGATGCGATTGATATTGTTAAATATTCTTTAGGTTATCCAGCAGTCAACTTAGAAATCGATGATGACGTTATCGACTCATTTTTCATGTTAGCTTTAACCAAAGCAGTTGATTATTCTAATTATACAAATGCAGTTTCTAGACCTTTCCAAGAGGTTATAAACTTACCCGAGGCATTAACTGTAGTTAGAGTAAGTGACTCCGACTCTATTATAACAGAATTAGACGATAGAGCTTTATTTAGTTATTTCTACTCTTCAAAAGAATTTAACACTAATGGATATAAAGATTTACTCATAACTCAATCTCGAAGTTCGTTTATATATTCCAATGTGAATAGGGGTTTTAGATTTTTTAAAAACAAATTATATTTATATAACTACAATGGAAATGTAACCATAGAATATATTCCTAAAAATATGCACTTTCATGAGCTAGAATCCAACTTACAGTCTTGGGTTATTAAGTATACTAAATGTTTATGCAAAGAGGCATTAGGAAGAATAAGAAGTAAATATAAGTCAAACTCAGGACCATTTGAGCTAGACGGCGATACCTTACTTAATGAATATAGTGAGGAACGTACTCAATTAGAGGACGAGTTATCTACTTCTCAAAATGGTTTCTTCTTTGTAGATACTGATAATTAAAAAGGAGGTACTCATTAATGAGTTTATTTCAGGATTTAAATAAAGCGAATAAAATAATGTTAGGCTTAAATGAGTGTAAAGAAGAGCCTAAAGTTGAAGAAGTTAAAGAAGAAGTTAAGGAAGAAGAGGTGAAAGTAGAAGGGGAAAAAGAAGAAAAAGTTGAAGAAGCTAAGGAAGAAAAACTTGAAGAAGGTAAAAAAGGTAAAAAAGGTAAAAAATGTGAAAACGAAGAAGAGGAAGAAGAGGAAGAAGAGGAAGAAGAGGAAGAAATAGACGAAGAGGAAGAAATAGACGAAGAGTTAAAAGTTTATTTCGCTAATGGTTTCGAATTACATGAAGGTGCATCTTTAGACCTATTCATATGTGAAGACTGTGGTGCTTTATGCGAACACGAAGGTGAATGTGACGAATGTGGTGGCTACTTAGAAGAAGCAATGAAAATGGTTGTTAAAGGTGGAAAAGTAGTTAAAAAGAAAATAAAAACTAGAAAACAAAAAATGTCTGCTAAACAAAAGGCAGCACTTAAAAAGGCTCAAAAGAAATCTCATACTGCAGGAGCTAAAAAAGCTAGAGCTAAATCAATGAAAGTTAGAGCTAAAAAAGGCTTAAACGAAGGCGAAAATAAAGAATGTCCAGAATGTGGATACGTTGGTACTATGAGACAAATGGACGATGGTGTTTGGGAATGTCCAGATTGTCATGCAGAGTTAGAAATAGCAGAAGAGTCAGTTGATGAATCTATAGACTATACTTTAGAAATGTATAAAAGAGCTTTAGATATACCAGAGTTTGTAATAAATGAAGGAAATGATTTCGTTAAATCTTATATAAAAAATGTATTCGATATAGACTTAGATGAAGAATAGGATGTGTTTCCTATGGGAAATATAACTCCTAAGAATAATGAATATAACTTATTGTCAGGCTTTATTGAGGAAGCATTAGATTTATTAGGTCAAGAATGTCTTATCTATTTAATAAACGATACTATAGAGGAAACACCTTCTGATAGTATTCTTTACTATGATAAACCAATTAAGTCCAACATACTTTTTGAAGACGATTTAAGAGATGTTAAAATGAAAGGGAAGCATTGGGATAAGGAAGTAGATACTGAAATAATAGCTTATATAGGATTAGATGATTTATCTACTATTGAGAAACATTGTATTATAGAAACTACTCCATCCTTTTATAATGCACCTTCTAAATTTTTAATCACTGATATCTTTGGTCAAGTCAACTCTACTTATGCGAGAGTGAAATTAGTTCCTTACAGACAATCTTTAAGAACTGAACTTGACGTTAAGAAGGATACTGAAACTAAATATACTGAAGATGGTATAGTATTTAGAAAGAGCTACTTGAAAAGATGATTTATATTCAGCCTTTAGATTACAAGTGGTTTCCTTCTAATATAGATGATTTGGCTTTTGAGGAAGAATTAGCAAAAGACTTCGTAAAGCAGGTCAAACTTGCTATAGATACTCAAAAATTTAATTTCACCCCTTTATCTCCAAAGTATTTAGCTTATAAGAGAAAAAGGGGTTTATCATTAAATATTTGGGAAGCAACTTCTCAATTAAAAAATTCATTAGGTTACTTTATAGAAGGTGATACTATTACAATAGGGTGGGATAAAAGTTTGGTGCATAAAGATTCTTCGCTTAAAGTATATCAAGTTGCAATTCTTCTAGAGTATGGAACTATGAAAATACCACCTAGACCTTTATTCCGAAACGTATTAAAAGAGTACCAAAATTCTAGTAATAAACCGAAAGTTCAATCAGGTGTCTTTACTAAGAAGAAAACAGCAGGTATTGATATTAAAACTTCTATAAAAGAATCAATATTTACTAAGATAGGTAAAAAAGTCAAATCGTTCTTCAATCTATTTAAAAAGAGGTGATTAAAATGAGTTTGCATTTATATGATACAGCCCTTTTAAACAAACTAAAATCAGTCTTTGAAAATGTAGTGGATGCAAGTGATGAAAAGGCTCTACAGCTATCTGAAGATAGTGAAGCTATGGTTTACTTACCCTTGATTTCATTTTGGCGATTAAATAACAATTTATCGACTGAGTATGCTCAAGCACCTTTGAAAAACTTAGGTAGACGAGGTACTCGTATGATAAATGATGCTAAATTAGTGAATTATGAATTAGCTTTTAATCTAGAATATCAGATAGATATATGGAGCGATAGACGTTCTGAATGTGATGATTTATTCACTGAGTTAGTATTATTCTTCTTACAAGAACCCAATCTAGTAATTTATGATGAAAATGCCAAACAAGAATATGTTTTACCCGTAACCATCACTGAAACAGTAACTAATGTAGATTTAACTCAATTTAGCGATAAAGGAAATTTATATAGACAGGTGATTACTTTATCTGTACCAAATGCACCAGTATTATTCCCTAAAAAGCATAAAATTATTAGAACTAGAATTGTCAAGTGGGTTCTAGAAAACTTTAGGGGTGATAGATTTGATATATAAACTTACTTTAGAAGTTAATCATGCAATTACTTTACTTTATCTTGAAGATGATGGTACTATAAGAAATATCAAATTCATGCCATCTGATACTCTTTATATTGATGATGATTCGATACTTAGGTATCTAAATCTGAGGGGCTTACTAGACCCAGCCCTAAACTTAATACAAATTAGAAAGGAAGGTTGAAGACCACAATGAGTCAAAGATTACCATACGGAACTAATGTTCCAGGCATACGTTTTACTGAAAACTATATAATGCCAGCCGTAAATGGTGAAAGAGATACAATAACTTGTATCTTAGGGACTGCGAAGTCAGGACCAGTAGACCCTACAATAGTAAAATCAGCATCTGATTTCAAACTTCTATTTGATGTAGCTTTACAGGACGATTATGGAATAAAGGCAGCAAATGTTATATTACCAGATACAGTTATGTTCGTAAGGGTTCTATCAAAAGGAGCTAGAACTGTATTTAAAGATGAAGATAGAGATATATTTATAGCAAAAGAAGGTGGTACTCATTTAGTTGGTGGTACTATCAATATATCAATAGAAAAAGAAGCTATAAAAATTGAATTAGTAAGAAACGAAAACTTATTAGAGTCAATAGTTTGTTCTTCTAATCCTTTAGATGCAGAATATATCTTCAAAGTATTCGATAATTATTCTACTTACTTAAAATTAGCTACAGCAGATGATTATCAATTTGAAGCAAAATCTTTAGTTGGTTCAGGTGGTACTACAGGAGCAGCACGTGGTGTAGGTCAAACTGAAGGATTTGAAGTTGCAACTAAATATCCAGATGCGAGATTAAACAATGCAGTAGTACATTTATTAAACACTCTTGAAGGAAAACCTTATATACAATTAATAAGAAATGGTCAAGTAATAGAGGAAATACCATTCTCTAGTAATCTTGAAAACTTATCTGATTTTATGGCAAGAGTAAATTCTACTTCTAATTATATAGAAGTAACAAAATTAGAATCTTTTGAACCTTGCAACGTTACAATAACAGGTGGAGATGCAGGTACAACTTCTGTAACAGCAGAAGACTTTATAGATGCTTTAGATAAGATTGCCGATGCATCTATCTATAGAGTAGATACTTTAATCATACCAGGAGTTACTGATAATAGAGTTCAAGCTTATGCTCAAGAAATATGTGAATTTAGAGGAGATACTTTATTTATAGCAGACCATCCATTAGGTTTAAGAAGTAATCATGTTAGAGACTTCGTAAGAGCTAGAGGTCAATTCTCTGCTAATACTCCATTAGCATCTTCATATGTTTCAGTATTCTCTCCATGGATAAAATATAACGATGGAAATGTTTCCTTCTATCCACCATCAATATTTGCAGCAAGACAATTGAGTAACAATGATAAATCTTGGAAAGTTTGGGATTCTTGTGCAGGGGTAAAACGAGGAGTTCTTAAATCTATAGCAGGACTAGAATATGACCCATCTAAAACTGAAATGGATATCCTTTATAATGACGCATTAGTTAATCCTATCGTTAATATAACAGGAAAAGGATTTATAATTTGGGGTAATAAAACAACTAGACCTCCAATGTATAAAAATGCACCAGAACCAGTTTGTTCTCTAAACGTAAGAAGATTAATAAACTATCTAAGAAAAGTTATATATGATGCAACATTACCATTATTATTCGAAGCAAATGACGCATTTACTTGGGCTATGATGGAAAATATAGTTAATCCTATATTAACTACAATCAAAAATGGTAGAGGTATAGATGACTATAGATTTATATGTAACGAAACTACAAACACTGCAGAAAATATAGATAGTTTAATAATGTCAGCTATCTTAATGATAAGACCTACTCGTTCTACAGAATATATAAACATAGATTTAAATATTTATCCTTATACGGTGGAATTTCCCGACTTAGGAGGTGATAAGTAATGCCTATCAATATGAATGGTTCTCACCTAAGTTCAAATAGAACATTTGAGTTCCAAAAAATGAACCAATTCGAACTAATTATTGGTGATTTAGCACAAGAAGTTACATTATCTGTATCAAAGGCATTTTTACCAGAAGTAAGTTTAGATGTTGTTGAAGTTCCTTATTTCAACGGAAAAACTAAGTTCGCAGGATTAGCAAACTTTGAAGGTGGTTCTATAGAAGTAAGAGATGCTATAGGAGCAGATATTGAAAAAATCTTATATGACTGGTTCAAATCAACTTATGATTGGGATACAGGAGCTATGGGGTATGCAACTGACTATAAAAAAGAAATAACAGTTATAGAATATTCAGGTGATGGTCAAGTTTCTAGAACTTGGAAATTAAAAGGTTGTTGGATATCTACATTTGCAGGTGGAGAACTTGATTACTCTAGTGGAGATTTAAAAGTAATAACATTAACAATTCAATATGAC